AAGAGTGGAGAGTGGTTCCAGTGGTAAGAGTCGTGGAGGCAATGAGACCGCAGGTCTTTCAGCCGGAGACATTCAAATCATGGAGCAACTGATCCGTTCAGGAGCACCTATTACCCGAGAGGAGTACATCAGGGACTTGAAAAAGTCCAAAGGAGTTTAAATGAGCAAAGACAAAGAAGTAATTGCGAAGGCCCCGAGTGGAAGGCCAGTCAGACAGACAACTGGGACAAGAAACAAGTTTGCGTATATTAACAAGGACCCAAACTTTGAGTATCGTGTTGCTGTGGACAACGACGGCACTGGAGATAGAATTGCCGAACTAAAAGACCGAGGCTATGAAATGGTTCCTTCTGGAATCCATCGGCTCGGAACCCAACGCGTTGACGAGTCTTCTAAAGACAGTTCAATCGAAACCATGAATGCGGGATCAGGAAATAAGGGTTACCTTATGAGAATCTCGAAAGATTGGTACGAAGAGGACAAGAAAGAGAAGGCCAAGAGAATCGACGCCACGGAACAAGGACTCAAAAACCCCTTAAATGATGGCACTCTTACAGGATCAATTTCAATTAATGAAAAGTAATCCGAATGCCGTCGTAAGGAAATCCATATAATTAGGAGATTTTTACATGGCTAATACAAGTCGCATTAACGGTTTCAAACCTGTTAAGCACCAGAATGGCTCGCCGTATAACGGACAATTTAACATTTACGAAGTTGCTGCGGCGGATGCCACGGCAGTTTTCGTGGGTGATCTTGTCCAATCGACGGCGGCTACTGGTACTGAAGGTTATGACTGCGTTGGCGTCGTTGCTACGACCGAACTCACCACGGGCTCCGGCCTCGTTGGTGCAGTTGTTGGTTTCGTGGTTGACCCGACGGCACTGAATACCCCGCAATATCGCGCTGCGCTGACGAAGCGTCTCGTGATGGTGGCGGATGCACCTGATCTAGTTTTTGAAGTGCAAGACGGCGGAACGGTGCCCTGCACCCAAGCGCTGATTGGAAGCAACACTGGATACACGATTGGCTCCGGTTCGACGACCACGGGTACATCGGCTGCTACGACGGGCGCAACTGTCCCGGCGACGACCGTCACCCTGCCGTTGAAGATACTGGGCTTTGTCAAGCGTCCGGACAACGAAGCTGGCGCTTCACAAAAACTGTTGGTCAAAATCAACGTTCATGCGTATGGTAGCATGGGCACCAACGTGTCATAACGGGAGATAAACTAAAATGACTATTAATACAAGTTCATTTGCGAAAGCCCTATTCCCCGGTGTGAACGCGTGGTATGGCAAATCGTATAACGAATACCCGCTCGAAGTTGAGCAGTTGTTCGAGAAGCAAACAAGCAAACGTGCATGGGAAGAAGACGTCGGCGTTAGTGGCTTTGGTCTGGCTGTTATCAAGACTGAAGGCTCTGCGGTGTCTTTTGACAATGAACGTCAAGCGTTCACGACCCGTTACACTCCGGTTGTCTATGCTCTTGGTTTCGTGATTACTCGCGAAATGAGAGACGACGATCTGTATGACGTGGTTGGTCAGCGTAAAGCTCAAGGTCTGGCATTCTCTGTTCGCCAAACCCAAGAGATCGTTGGCGCGAACGTTTACAACCGTGCCTTTACCTCGGGTTACACCGGTGGTGATGGTTCTATCCTTGCAGTCTCTTCGCATCCTAACGTTGCCGGTGGCACGCAATCGAACGTTCTGGCTACTGCCTCCGACTTGTCGGAAGCGGCGCTAGAGCAAGCGTGGATCGACATCTCGTTGCTGAAGAATGACCGTGGTCTACAAATTGCTCTGAAACCAACGCAATTGATCGTTCCGCCGCAAACCGCGTTTGAAGCTCATCGTATCCTGAAGAGCAACTTGCGTGTTGGTACGCCGAACAACGATACAAACGCGCTGAAAGACATGGGCAACTATGCCATGGGCGTAACTGTTAACCATTACCTGACGGACACAGACGCGTGGTTTATCCGCACGAATGCGCCCCACGGAATGAAACGTATCGTCCGTGATGCACCTGAATTTGGTACGGAAAACGATTGGGATACCGAAAACGCGAAGTTTAAGACGCGTTATCGTGAAGCCTATGGCTGGTCCGACTACCGTGGCCTGTTTGCCTCGGCGGGTGCGTAAGCAGTAAATCTTTAACTGGGAATTTAGTGGAAATTGAAGCAAATCTGTCGGAGCATAGCTACTGCATAACAGTTCCTTGTTATGATGAGGTGATTGCGTCTCCGACGTGTTTAAGTTTGCTAGAGACGACCATGAAGTTAACAGAGCTAAACATCAAGCACTCCTTCGTAGTGATACGAGGGGGTGCCTTGATTCATCAGGTACGGAACGAGATTACACATAAGTTCCTGCATGAGACAGATTGTGACACGATGATCTGTATAGATTCAGATGTGTCTTGGGAGTGGGAATCATTAAATAGATTGATGGTATTCTCACATCATTACCCAATAGTCGCAGGTGTTTACCCCCTGAGGAAAGACCCACCTGCTTTCTTCGTTAATGGGTATAATGGTCCAGAGTCAGCCAATGAACACGGTCTGATACCCAGTAGAGGGACTGGTATGGGCTTCGTAGCGATTACACGTAAGGCACTGGAGCAGATTCCAGCCCCTACGTACTTTAGTCCTCAGTATCCGGAAATACCCATGAAAGCCTACTTTCAATGTGGCATAGTGGACAACCGGTCATTCGGGGAAGATATCTGGTTCTTTGAGGAAGCCCACAAAGCCGGAATTCCTACCATGCTTGATCCGGGTATAGAACTACTACATCATGGGAAAAAAGCCTATGATTACAAATTTCGAGATTCGTTTCAGAAATAAACTGTGAGAGGGGTTTGTCACCTCTTTCCTTTTCCTTCTAGGAGTAATGACTATGTATGCAAATTATGATCAAGGTTTTGCTAATGGATTGACCGTTCGCGGCATTCCAGTAGTACAAGCGCACCCCGGTATGGTGTTTTGGGTTGGTAATTCGACAGCCTCCACCGCCTCGTTGCGTGGTGAAAAAGGTGCGTCTGATGGCAACAAGGGCACGTTCCTTGAGCCGTTCTCGACAATTGCTTATGCTTTAACTCAGTGCGTTGCGGATCGTGGCGACATTATCTTTGTTCGTCCGGGACATACCCTGACGGTTGCAGCTACCGATCTGACAATCGATGTTGCTGGTGTTGCTATTATTGGTTTAGGTACTGGTACCAAGCGTCCTACGTTTAACCATACGGCTACGGGTTCCACCGTTGCTATCACTGCTGCTAACGTTACCCTGCACAACTTCCTGATGACGGGTGGTGTTGATGCGGTTGTTGCGATGATTACGGTGTCCGCTGCTGATGTTACGTTGAGCAAGATTGAACTGCGTGACGTTACAGGTGAAATGGTGGTTGGTGTTCTTACGACTGCTGCTGCCGATCGCCTGCTCATCGACGGCTTCAAGTATTACGGTGCAACTGGTGACGGCTTAACGGCGGCTATTGCCCTCGTGGGCGGTGACCGGATTGAAATCAAGGACTTTATTCTTGATGGAGACGCCTCGGTTGCTTTGATTGATGTGCGTACGACACCCACCACGAAATTGTGGGTGCATGATGGTCAGTTCTGGAGCCGTGAGGCTGCGGATGACACAGTACTTCAAGACACGATTACAGCTTCGACTGGTATGATTGGTCCGAATCTGGCGATCTATCTCGAAGAACATGCTGCTAACGTTACAGAAGCTCTGACTGGTGCCACGTTTATTTACAATGGTGCTGGTGAGACTGCTGGTTTGAATGGTGGAACCATCCTCGTGTCTAACTTGGTTGGCGAAGCTATGATGGTTTCGAACATCGTCCAATCGACAGACGCGTAATATTTCAAATTGTTTACGGCCTCTGCCCTCCTCCGGGGGCAGTTGGCTTCATCTTTTAGGAGCTTCAAATGGCTGATACAGTCGCAAACGTAACTGTCTTTAATACCCCCACGAACCTTGTTGTTAGTTCTACTTTTGCTATCGACGGAACAGAGGCCGCGGACTTAGTATTGGTGGATAAAAGCACCTTCACTGGTCCCGATGGTACTGAGCCGGGTAAACTCGTGGTCGAAAAACTTGAATATTCTAGCTCTGGTAGTAGCATCCAGCTAGAAGTTTCTCATGATAGTAATAACAATATCGCCTTGCCCTAGGATTAAAGCGATTTTGATTATACAAAGGAGGGACGCTATCCGGGATTTGTTG